CCCTAAGAAGAAGACGATGATCGCAATTATTGCAGACCATTTGCATCGTGCAGTGCTAGTGCTTGATAAGGAGATTAACGCATTTGCGTGCTGGATTAATCTTGAGAGAGTTTAAACATCATCAGGACCTTGATCCATCTCATATCGGAGGTTTTCCCATATACTGGTAAGCCCTTCGATATATTGTTTGATTTTTTTGATATCATCAGCATATCCGGAACCGTAATTCGAGTATATCATTTTCTCGATGCGACTATCTTCGAGAAACTCTTGTACAAGAGTATCAATACTGGATGTGACCAGGTCCATCACGCCGCCCATGACGTTTGATTTAGAGGGTTTCGCCCCAAAATCACTAGGTTGTTCACGACGAGTTTTATCGTAAATTTCAGATAGCAATAAAATATCGTTTTTTGTCATAGTTGTTATCTAGTTAGAGACATGTATTGCTCAGTATATCTTTTTGTTGATGGTTGCTCTTTAGCTGTTTCTAATACAAGAGGTGCATTTGTCATATACTGCTCAGTATATGCTTTAGCTTGAGACGCAACGGATGGTGAAGGTGTCACTGGTTTAGAAGGAAGAACTGTATTCTTCGTCGGTAAAGACATATTTGTGTCTGCAAGCTTACGATTTCCTCTATCTGTCTTATTGGAGATGTTATTGCTCTTCTTCATCTCCTTAGGCTTAATGTTAACACGGCTTTTACGTCTAATTGCGTCAGGAATAGGTGGAAGGTTTGGACCGCAAGGAACCGGCTGGCCAAGGCAGCATGGAATTGCTACTAGATGGGTATATCTACCACCACCGCTATCAAGAGCAAGTGTAAGAACGACTTGGAGAGACGATGTTTGTGGGTTACCAGGAAATCTAGGTGATGTAGTGTCTTTAATACCTACAACACGAATATTAAGACCACTTTCAATCATTTGATCAATAAGATCTTTCACGTTTTGACCTAAAGATGTATAATCTTCATGAGATTTGAAGTTATCGTTAAACTTGAATATATCTCCAACGAGGAAACCACCCCTTTCATATCGGGTCATGTATGATTCGTATAGAGAAAGGAATTTTTTACGTCTAGCCATGCTATTATTTATACAAACCTTTTAATAAAACTAACTTTTTATGTTGATTATTGATATCTAAAATTTATAATAAAATTGATGAGTATATTAATATTAGGAGACGGGTACGTTGGTAGAACGATTTTCGACTACTTAACCCCTCGACGAGAGGTGGTAATTCATTCCAGAGAGGGCCTTGATTATCATAATCAAAGCGTATTGAGAAAGTATATTATTAATAATGATATTAAGACAGTTATTAATTGTGCTGGATATACTGGATTCCCTAATGTTGATTCAGGAGAGAGTAATAAGGAATTGTGCTGGCGGTTGAATGTAGAGGTTCCTCTAGACGTTAGCAGAACGTGTAAAGATCTAAATGTAGATCTAATTCACATATCTTCAGGTTGCATATACACAGGCTACGATAAAGAGTTTGTAGAAGAGGATGCTCCCAATTTTGGTATGTTTAATGTATCGTCATTCTACTCTAAGACAAAGCATGCATACGAACGACTGTCTCAATATGGATGTGTTTTACGTATTAGAATGCCTATTACAGATTCACTGAATCATGCACGCAATTACATTGCGAAGATTTTAAAATACGATAACATTATCGACTATAAAAACTCAAAGACATATCTACCAGATCTTGCAGCGTTTGTTGATTATCTTATCGATAAAGACATTAGAACAAACACTATCGGTTTACTTAATTTTGTGAACCCGAATGCAATGTTTACATCTCAGGTGATAGATAAGCTAAATGCATACGGTATTTGTAACCCTAATCACAAATACGTCGAGATTGATGATTTAAATATTATCGCCCCTCGATCCAACTGCGTGTTAAGCATCGATAAGCTCACTACTATGTTTAGTGATTTTGATCTACAATCTGAGGAAGATGTTATAGAGAGAGTAGCACTAGGAATTCTCAAGAATAGTTGATAAAACTATAACTTTAGATAAGTAAAAAAAATGAGAGCAATTATTTTAGCAGGTGGTAAAGCGACGCGATTATATCCCCTTACCTATGTAACAAGTAAACAACTTTTACCTGTTTATGACAAGCCTATGATATACTACCCTTTGCAAACTGTAAAGGATCTAGGAGCGAATAGAGTTCTAATTATAACAGCTAATGAATCTCAGTGCGATTTATTTAAGCAGCAGCTAAAGCATATTAGCTCTGAAGACTTCAGCATTGAGTATGCAATACAAGAGGAGCCAAAAGGTATTGCTGAAGCTCTTATCATCGGAGAGAAGTTTATTAATGGAGAGGATTTCATTCTCGCTCTAGGTGATAATGTATTTGTATATCAAAACCTTGATAAGATTGAGAGTAATACAATCTTTGCATACAAAGTAAACGATCCTAGTCAGTATGGTGTTGTAGAGCTTAACGATGACAGAACGATTAAACGTCTTGTTGAGAAGCCTAAAGACTTCATTAGTGATTTAGCTGTTGTAGGTCTATATGTACTCTCCCCGAAAGCTGTTGAGATTGCAAAGAGAATCAAACCTTCACCACGAGGTGAATTAGAGATTGTAGACGTGCTAAAGGAACTCAACGATACTGACAAGGTAAACGTTGTTGAGTTAGACGGATTTTGGTTTGATTGTGGAACACATAACGACTTATTAGATTGCGCCAATTTAGTAAGAACTATTCAAACAAGAACAAATAAAACAGTAGGAATTAAATTATAACATGAATGTATTAGTTACAGGTGGATGCGGCTTTATTGGTTCGCATGTCTTAGATCAACTTATAAAGAGAGATGATATTAATCTCATTGTTAACATCGATAAGCACGGAGTTGGTTCAGATTATAGGTTTGTACCGAGCGATCCAAGAATTATCACAGCAGTGACGGATTTATGTGTGAAGGAGTACGTTGAGTATCAGATGCGGAAAAATAAACCTGAATACATTATTCACCTCGCTGCTGAATCTCATGTTGATCGATCTATTAGCGATCCTGAGAATTTTATTCAGTCAAATATTGTAGGAACATTCAACCTACTAGAATCTGCTCGTCAGTTTGCACCTCAGGCTAAGATAGTTCATGTATCGACGGATGAGGTGTATGGCCATCTAGAGTTCGAAGATCCTCCATTTATTGAGACAACTCCTGTTGCTCCAAGATCTCCATACTCTTCGTCAAAGGCGAGTTCGGATCTAATTGCTCTTTCGTATAAGACGACATATGGTATGGATGTTACTGTAACGCGATGCTGCAATAACTACGGAACGCGGCAGCACGATGAGAAGCTTATACCTACAGTAATTCGATCAATCGTACAAGGTAAAAATATTCCAGTATACGGAAACGGTCAAAATGTTAGAGAGTGGATTCACGCTGCCGATCACGCGAAAGCATTGGTAGAGATCTGTTTCTCTGAATATCAGCAAGATGTTTATAACTTATTCGGAACTGAAAGATATACGAATGTTGATTTAATTAGCCGTATTATAAGTATTATGGCAAGTAAATCGAATAAATATAAACAATCGAAGATTGAATTCGTACAAGATAGACCAGGCCATGATAAATGCTATAAAATGTCGACTATTTACGATGATATTAAGTGTCTCCACAATCAAGTTGTATTTGAAGACGCTCTTAATGAATTGTGTGATTATTACATTCAGAAGTACGAAAAATAATCCTATATAATGAGAAGACGTGTCAAACAACCTTTTCGTTACGGCCGGTATGTCATTCTCTATAAAGAGAATCGACCAAAAGCACTACCAACAACGCTAAAAAAAGAAATCGACACGGAAGAAGAAGCACAAAAAGCAGTAGAGGAATTGCAGCAGCAGGGACATACCAATGTCGGATTTCACAAAATTAGATAAGGAACCTGTGTATAATCAAGATGTGACCAAGATCTTTAGGTTGATCGATATTATAGATGATAAGACTGGTATTTTGGTCGATATGGAATATACTGAGGATGAGGAGTCTATAGATATAATTTCTCTGAGCATTCATAATATCATTAAGGGAGTTGTTGGTCCTGTACTTGAGGAAGTACCTGTCGTAGTCGCTGCAGCTTTTTGTGAATCAATTATTAACATTTTAAACAACGCAGATGATTAAAGATAAGGTAATAGGTAAGTATAGATTCGAATTGGATTCCAATACCAATCGTATTATGGTTTACGGAGAAGGAGATGGGGTACTACCTGTCTGTTATATTCAATGTAAGCCTAATATAACAGAGAAGGAATTTGATTACGAGATAATGTATTATATAATTGAAGAAGATAGCATAAAGGGGTAATATGTATTGTAATTGTGGAAATCAGATAGAGGCCGAGCGCCTTGAGTTAAATCTTGGAGTATGTAGACCTTGCGCATTTAGCAGGCCTGATGTTCGACCTAAAGGGAGAATGGTATACTCTGGCAAGGTAGGTGGAGAGATTGAGATTTATTCTGCCGAGTCTTGGAATGATAATAAGAAGTACTTCCTGGCTAATGGTGCAAGGTCGTGTGTTAAGAACTTCAGTAAGAGTATTGCAGTATAGAGGTATAAGACCTCTTAATAATATAGCACTGTCAATTACCGAATACATAGACAAATATGGCAAGAAATGATATAACTGATAAAGTAATTAAAACGGGTCTGCAGAATAAGCAATATAATAGCGGTTGGGATAAGATCTATGCGAAGAAAGCATCTCATGAATGGCTGAAAGAGATGGATGGCGATGTTGTCATCTATGACGCAGATGGTTGGGATAATGAAGTGACTATGGATACACCCATTAAGTACAATGACTTCATGGATCGCTTGTGTAGATCGACGATCAGATATAAAAACCTATAAAAATGTAGTTGAATATATTAAATACTAATAATGGAACCGCAGAAGTCTATTATTAGAGAATTCTTAACTACAGGTTGGATTGTAGCCTTGCTCGGAGCAGGTATTATGCTTGTACGTCTTCTTACTGATGATAAGAAGACGTCTATCTTTTTTCAGGTTAAGAGAGTTGTAGTTTCTGCTTGTGGTACGAGTTTTGCGTGGTATATTTTTGAACAAACAGATATTAATTCATTTTATAAGGCAATAACGTATGGTGTTGTAGGATTAACAACTCCAGAAATCGTTAATGGTGTCGTTAAATTAGGAAAAAAGTTTGAACGAAGCCCCGAAGATTTTATTAAGAGATGAAACTCCATATTAAGTTTATATTTTTCGTAGTTATTGTTGCAGCTTTTATGGTCGATGGATTAAGAAAGCTGCAACTAATACAATCTGCATATGACGGTGAGGTGGAAGTAGATATTGCAAAATATATAAAGGACTTTGAAGTTAATATGTATGCTGTAGGAATGTTATTTTTTCTTCTCTTATTTGCCTTCTTTCGAAATTATATAAGAAAAAATAGCATTCAAGACTAAATACTAACGTGAAATCAATATCTAGACAGATTCTTAACCCGTTTACAGGCTATCGCGCCTGGAATGCGGCATAGGCTCTGCTCTATATTTGTGAATGAATCTAGAGCGAGCCCTTAAGGCTCGCTTTTCTGTTATAAGGAACCTAGATATAATGAACGAGTAAGCTGTGCTGCTTAGAACTTTAACGAAATTAAGTAGTTGAGGTTAGAAGGAACTAGCTTATAATGATTGAAGAACGCCCTGATGCTTAGTGAGTGCTTGATAAACTCATAACGACCGTGGTAGAACGGCCTGGACTTGAAATAATAGTGCGGTGACTAGATGAAGAAAATAGATAAAAACTTAATCTATATAGATGAGTTTAACTTTTTGTTTATTTTATGTACGTGAGGCTACTGTTGGTTGTGTGGCGGCAGACTGTAACCCTGCTCATCAGAAACATCGTTGGTTCGATTCCAACCGCGTACACCAATTTTAAGGTAAAGCTCCAATCGTAAAGGCCTGCAGCCCAAGAAGATAAAAATGATTAAAGACTCAGTTGAGCTCGAGTCGCCGTTTTTGATGATAGGATGATCCAAGGGCCGCATTGCGGAAGCGAGTGATTCTGAATCGGGGGTGTGCGCTCATCAAAATAAAGTTAAGATCCACACTCACATTTTCAAAAATTACTGTTGAATGAGGGGAGAAAAACCCTGCTGGGCGGTGAAAATCCGCTTTTACAACTCCGTAACTCTACATAAGATGCAAATCTTGGAATGAGAAGCCCTAGTAGAAATCACTGAGGTCATGTTCAACAGTTTATTTTTCAAAATGCTGCCATCGTCTATCGGTTAGGACAAATGGTTTTCAACCATTAGAGCGGGGTTCAACTCCCCGTGGCAGCTCTCTTTTTTCAGGTTAAGACATGAACTAGTATAAATACTAATATGTATTATACGGTTTATAAGATAACAAACTTAATTAATGGTAAAATATATGTTGGTGTTCATAGAACATCCAACTTGAATGATTCGTATATGGGATCTGGTATGCTTATTAAGCAAGCGATTACCAAACACGGAGTTGAAAACTTTGAGCGTGAATACTTAGCGGTCTTCGATAACCCTGAAGATATGTATGACATGGAGTCGAAAATAGTAAATGAAGAATTTATTAACTCTCCATCTTCTTACAACCTTGCTACAGGCGGTTACGGAGGCTGTCCTATATCTGGATCAAAAGGAGGCAAAAATTGTGCTGCAAAGTATAAGACGGACCCTGCTCTTGCAGAGGAACGATATTTTAGAAATAAGCTTCGTTTTGAAGAGTTAAAAAAGCAGGGAAAATGTTTAGGTGGTCCAAAATTTAAAGGGATGAAACACACCGAAGAGACAAAAGCAAAGATCGGGGCTAGTATTTCTAAAAAATGTCGTGGAGAAAACAACTCTCAGTTCGGGACAATGTGGATAACAGATAAGGTTACAAATAAAAAGATTTCAAAATTCGAACCTATCCCAGAAGGCTGGGAAAAAGGTCGTATAATAAAGTAAAAGTATTTTCTTAATATCCTGGTGTAGCTCAGAGGAAGAGCATCCGCCGGTTCGCGCGGAAGGTCGAGATATCGTAACTCTCCATCAGGACCAATTCCCGAGTAGCTCAATGGTAGATGCGCTGAGCTGTTAACTCAGATGTTGCACGTTCGAGTCGTGCCTCGGGAGCTTTTTTCAAAAGCGCTATAAGTGTTACGGTAGCACGTGATCCTTCCAAGTTCGAGGCGTGGGTTCGACTCCCACATAGCGTACCAATACTAGCCATCGTCTAAATGTTAGGACCTCACGACAGTACGTGGGAAATGTAGGCTACAATCTACTGGCTAGTGCCAATTTACCTAAACGGGCTCATGAAACATAGGGACGGGCTCTTCCAACAGCGTGATGGCTGAAGTCTTCGGACGAAGAGTATGTATATCTTGCAGAAGTGTTTCAATATAATTTTTTACGGGTATAGGCCACGGGGTGTGGCGCTTGGTTTGGGACCAAGACTTGACAGGTTCGACGCCTGTATACCCGACCATTTTCAACGGTGATGTGAATGTCGATCTAGTAAGACGCAGATTTCATAAGTCTGAGTATGTCGGTGCAAATCCGACCATCACTACCAATTTTTAAACGGGCCATTAGTTCAGCTGGTAGAACGTCTGATTTGCATTCAGAATGTCGTGGGTTCGACTCCCACATGTGTCCACCATTTTTTACGGTCATTGAGGGGTATTCGTCACTAAGACGTTTGTGCATGGTAGTCAACATAAAACGCATTTAATGCAGTTGATATAAATCGGGTCTTTCGAGGCGATTAGCCGGTTGGGAACACAATGCACGATATAGCGACCTGAGCCGTAAATTCATTTTCTATACGACTATAGCTCAGATGGTAGAGCACAGCTTTGATAAAGCTGAGGTCGAAGGTTCGAGCCCTTCTAGTCGTACCATTTTCTTACCCCACTTAGCTGAGATAGATTAGCGCATCGCTGAAGACGATGAAAGGTTGGAGCGTTACCAACAGTGGGGACCATTATGAGAGTGTATGCCCTCTGGCTACGAACCAGTAGAAAGGCTAACTGGACACATGTAGGCTCGAATCCTATCTCTCTCACCAATTTTATGTTATAAGGAACTATCTTATAATAATGTATAACGCGCCGTTCGTTCAATGGATAGGACTGAAGTCTTCTAAACTTCCAATAAGCGTTCGATTCGCTTACGGCGTACCATTTTCAATGCTCCTGTAGCTCAGTCGTGGTGAGAGCACCCGCCTTATAAGTGGGAGGTCATGGGTTCGATCCCCCATCAGGAGTACCAATTTTCAATACGCTTGTAGCTCAGTGGTTAGAGCAAGCCTCTCATAAAGGTTAGGTCATGGGTTCAAGCCCCATCGGGCGTACTAATTTTCAAAGCGGGGGCATGTCCCAAGGCTGGCGAGCGAGACTCCAAATCTTGCTGGGTGAGTTCGATTCTCACTCCCCGTGCCAATTTCGGAGCTTGGCGGCTCCGTGAGAGCAAAGTCCTCTCTTCGTGAGGATTCCGCGCCAACGGTAGTACATGAAGAGTCGGAGGTAGTTTAATCGGATAGAACAGAGACCTTGATATGGCCTCTGGTAAGGGTTCGAGTCCCTTTCACCGATTTTGGACTTTGCTTTTTTTATTTTTCATCCAAGCGTAGCCTTAATGTAGAGGTC